TGTAAGGTGATCAGCAATAAACATTACACTCACGCGAGAAATTTTTTTTATAATTTTAACATAAAGTTTGTAATATTTATTTTTATTTTATATATCAAAATTATAAAATAAAAATATAATGGAGGTAGATAAAGTATTACTTAATGGTCATAATTTAATGGTCATAATTTCATGGTTATAATTTAATGGTCATAATTTCATGGGCATAATTTAATGGTCATAATTTCATGGTTATAATTTAATGGTCATAATTTCATGGGCATAATTTAATGGTCATAATGCTTATATCTAGCTTATATGCTTATCACAAGATGCTTATTAGTAATGTATGATGGATTACATCTATAATTTATTTTATGTATTATTATTTTGTATAATTTCCATCATATCACATAAACTTTAACCGGTTATATTTACGGTGACTTATCTGAGTGTAAGGTGATCAGCAATAAACATTACACTCACGCGAGAAATTTTTTTTATAATTTTATTATAATTTTTGTAATATATTTTTAATTTTATTATATTATAAAAGTAAAAAAATAATATCTATGTATATATAGGAGTCATTAATATGACATATTATAAACGCATGAAAGAATACAAGAACAAATGTGGATTATCCAAGTTATATACTATATATGAAAATGAATCTAATATTAAATATTATAAGAATAAATTAGAATTAACAATTATAAATATATTATATAAAAATATAAATGTAGATTTTACAAAAAATAAATTATTTTATGAATTACAAAAAAGAGTTACTAGATTACCATATATTATATTAAATGAGAAAGATATATTTATTATATTTTGTTTTATTTGGCACCAATTGATATTTCAAAATAATACTTTTATTATATATGATAACAATACTATTAAATTAAATATGAATTATTATCTAAATAATACTTTAGAATTTGATAAATTATTAGAAAATAATAATGTTATAGAACAGTTGTCATATAACACTACATTTATTAATGAATATTTGTATGAAATAGATTCTTATGAAGATACACATAGTAAAATATATATATCTTATTTTATCAAACATTTATTATATTATAAAGAAATTTACATTAAATCACAATTTATAAAAGAATTTATTACAATAATGATTACAGAAAATATAGAATATATAACTAATACGCATAAAATAATAAATAAAATAAATAATATTATATCAAATGATACATGCACTAATGAAATATGTGATTTCATTACACTTGATGATATAATAGATAAATTAATTGCTAAAATTAATTATTAATAATCTGAATCAGAATCTGTATTATTTTCTTCAATTTGATTTATTATTTTTTTCATTTTACTTTTTCTTCGGGATACTTCTACATATCTTACATATAATAATATAATTAATAATGTATTAATTAATACAAATCCATAATTATTATATATAAAATCATATATTTTCATTAAATATTTTTTAAAAATAGTTTCTTCTTCAACTTTTAATAATGCATCTTGTGCTATTTTAGTTTGCTGTTCATTAATTTTATTAATAAAATATTTCGCCAATTTAGGTTCAACCAATTTAGGTTTTTTATAATAAGTGTTCATTATATTAATGTGAGGAAATAAAAATTGATTTAAAAATATCTAATTTTAATTTAATTAATATAGTATATGGCAAGTTTAGATTATAAACTAAAAAATATGAATCCTACCGTGGAATCTAGTGAATATTTATTAAATCCTGAAAACAATCGTTTAACAATATATCCTATTAAAAATAATAAAATTTGGGAAGCCTATAAAAAACAACAAGCTGCATATTGGACTGCCGAAGAGATTGACTTTTCTAAAGATTATAAAGATTTTTGTTCATTAAATGAAAATGAACAATATTTTATTAAATTAATATTAGCATTTTTCTCATCATCTGATACTATTGTTAATATTAATTTAGGTGAAAGATTTCTTCACGATGTGAAAATTCGTGAAGCTACAACTGTTTATATTTGGCAAATGATGATTGAATCCACACATGCCGAAGTATATAGTTTACAAATTGAAAATATTATTAGAGATCCTGTTGAAAAAAATAAATTATTTAATGCAATTATTGAATATCCTTGTATTGCAGGGAAAGCAGCATGGGCTACTAAATGGATTGAATCTACAGAAAGTTTTGCAACTAGATTAATTGCATTTGTTATTGTAGAAGGTGTATTTTTCTCTGGTGCCTTTTGTGCAATTTTCTGGTTGAAAAAAAGAAATGTTATGCCAGGATTATGTAAATCAAATGAATTAATTGCACGCGATGAAGGTATGCATTGTGATTTTGCAATATTATTATATTCAATGTTAGAAAATAAATTAGATGAGAAACATGTTCATGATATATTTACAGAAGCTATTGAAATTGAAAATGAATTTATTTGTAATAGTTTACCTTGTGCCTTACTTGGTATGAATTCAACTCTAATGAGTCAATATATTAAATTTGTTGCTGATAGGTTATTAGTTAATCTTGGATATAATAAAATTTATAATGTAGTTAATCCATTTGATTTTATGGAGTCAATTAGTGTTGAAGGTAAAACAAATTTCTTTGAATCAAGACCAACACAGTATCAAAATGCTCATGTATTAAATAATACTAATAATGTTTTTAAACTGTCTGATGATTTTTAGACATTTACAATTATTTTATTATTATTATAAAATGAACTGAGGAATAACTGAAATTCGCCAAACTTAATTAACTTTCCATCACCGTTAGGAATATTTAATTGTTCTGCAGTTGTTTTATCTAATACTGTATTCTGACCATTTTTTAATTTTAAATCTTTAAATTTATTACTTAATGCACTCATAACTTTGGGACGAGACATTGTTACATTTTCAGGTAATCCTAAAAAGACTCTTAGAATTTCAGGAACTGGATGTTCTTTATTAAATCCACCATTAACATTACCTTTTCGTTTTGGTCTCTTTTGAGCCTTAATAATTTCATCTGCATGTGCTTTCTCAAGCGTTTTTAATAAATTGTTCATGTGTTTATTATGTGCATGCTTTTCTCTTTCTTTTAATTTAAGTTGTTTATCTAACTCATTAATATCTTTATTATTTAGTTTAATAAATTCCATTTGATCTTTAATTTGTTTCATTATATTTTCAAATGTTTCTTTATCTTTTTTAATTACAGGTTCTTCTACTAATTCTTCTTCCTGTTGCGAATGTTCAGAAACTTCATCAGACATATTTTGATTATTAGACATATTATTATTTATATGATATACTTCTTTATATAAATAATCATATTTTATTTTTATATAAATTATATAAAGTAATTACTATATAGTTAATACAAACATATTTTCAAATGTAATTTATTGTGATTAAAATAAAAATTTATTTTTCTCACTGGGATTTCGGGGTTTGCGTTGCATGGACTTGAGCCAATAGTGTGAATTTTTCTTGCTTTTTCTGTTCCTTACATGCCTTTATACTCATTATCATTATATAAGGCGGCTTCAGCTTCTTTGCGGTTCATACCTTCACGGTAAAGGCGCATGTAGTTTGTATTGTGCGCATTACTGTGTTCACGCAGAAAGTACTTTGCATTCTCACTTTGATAGTGTGGGTCGTTCTTAATTGCCTGTTTGGCTTGCTCCAAGGTCATTCCAGGCTTGTAGAGATGTGAATAACCAAAAATATATAGGCGGTTCTTTGCCAGAAATGTATCATAAGCAGCATCGGTACTTGCCATGATTGCAGTGATAAATATATATATATTGTTTATTTTACATTTTATATTTCAATTTTTATAAAAGTTTAATTAAAAGAAAATGAAACAATTATTTTATCTGTTTTTGGTTGTGTAAAACTTAGAGAACTATTATGATATTTAGTATCAATGATAGCACCAGATGTAGGATTAGTTATTCTAATATTATTATTATTACACGGTGTTATATCATTATGTATTGCTGTTTTAAAATTACTTTGATAATTATTAAATGTTTTTTGTTTTTTATTAGGTTTTAATTCTTTTTTTACTTTTTTATTAATTTTATTTTTTTTATTCATATCATTTTCAATTGCATTATAATTAACAAGAACATAATCATATACTTTCTTTGAAATAAACCATTTAAAAAAATTTAATTGTCCAATTGTAGTTATTATACATGAATCATTCATAAAATAAGGTATTCTATCTCCTCTACTAAAAGGATCAAAATGTTTTTTTTGATATGCTTTTAATTGTTGTTTATAAGATAAATATACATTAAAAGTATTCTCAATATTATTTTCTTTTAACTTATATGAAATTTTATTTAATTTGGCATATTTAGTAACAAAATAATCAATTAATCTAATTGATATAATTGATTCTGATGTAACAATTTGTAAAAATAATAATATATTTTCTACTATTTCGTAAAATGATTCTTGTGATTTTATTATTGTATTTTCATGTGATGATAGTTTTATATTATTAAATACTTCATGATTTAATTTAGTTGATTCTAACATGATTTTACAATCAATTATACTATTTATATTGTGATATTCTTTAAATATATTACATTATGATGAATTATTTTTTATACTATGTATTTACAGTATTGATGATTAAATATAAAAATAATTTTATTTTTATATTT